CCCCCTTTGATAATACCCAAAGGAGTGGATGATTATGACGAAGAAACCTACTAAAAAGGTTTATCATGCCTCCATTTACCTGAGATTATCAAAGGAAGATGGGGATGTGACAACCGGCTCGAAAAATGAGAGCAACAGTATATCAAACCAGAAAAGTTTGATTATGGACTTCCTGAAGGACAAGCATGATATTCAGGTGGTCTCTATTCGTGAGGACGATGGTTATAGCGGTGTTGATTTCAACCGTCCGAGTTTCCAATTGATGCTGGAAGATGTGAAGAAAGGCATCATCGACTGCATCATCGTTAAAGACCTCTCTCGATTTGGTCGTAACTACATCGAGGTGGGGCGCTATCTCGAAAAACTATTCCCAATGTTGGGAGTCAGATTTATCGCTGTCAACGACAACTACGATAGTCTGAATGTTGATACGGCACATGACATTGTAATGCCGTTCAAAAATCTGATTAACGACTCCTACTGCCGAGACCTATCGGTTAAGATTAGGAGCCATCTGGCGGTCAAACGCAAGAATGGCGAGTTTATCGGAGCTTTCGCCTGTTACGGATATTTGAAAGACCCAGAAAACAAAAATCAGCTTATTATTGATACATACGCCGGTCCGGTGGTGCAGGATATATTCCGCATGAAGATCAATGGCTTTAGCCAATACAAAATTGCGGAGGTTCTGAACGAACAAGGTATCCTGTCACCCATGGAGTATAAACGCAGCATAGGAGTTCGCTTTGAAACTTCTTTTAAGGTGAACCCAAAAGCTGTCTGGAGTGCCAAGGCAGTTTCCAGAATACTGACCAACGAGGTCTATACCGGCGTATTGGTGCAAGGTAAGCAAACTACCCCAAACCATAAAGTGAAAGTGCGTCAGGTTGTTGAGGAAAAAGATTGGGTGAGGATTGAAAATGCTCATATTCCATTGATTGATCCTTGTCTGTTTGAAATCGTACAGACACTTCTGGAAAGGGATACACGCACTTCTCCTAAGGCTGATGCTGTATTTCCACTTGCGGGTCTACTGTATTGCGGTGATTGCGGACAGCCTATGGTCAGAAAAACAACAACATATTCTTTGAAAGGAGCTGGCGATTTCCCATCCCAGAAGTACGCTTATTTTGTTTGTCAGGGTCAGAGCACAGAAAAATCCTGTTCCTGGCATAGAATAAGAGAAAAGGAACTTTTGGACGCAGTTCTCCAAGCCGTAAACCATCATGTAAAAAATGTGTTGGATACGGAAAAGGCTTTGAGAGACATTGACACAGCCCCTTCGGTACAGTTTCTAATTCAGAAATATGAAGGGCATATTGAGAAGAAAGAAGCTGAATTAAAAAAAGCAGAAAAGCTCAAGGTCGGCATCTATGAGGACTTGAAAGATGGTCTCTTGGACAAGTCTGAGTATCTGAAGCTGAAGCAGGAATTTGACAGTAGGATTCAGGATGCGACTGATGCAATCCGAAGTCTCCGTCAAGAAATACTTGCTTTACAGGAAAACCATTCTCAGTATTATGCCTGGATGGATTATTTCAAAGAATTTGGAGAGTTGCAGGAGCTTACACGATGGGCTGCGGCAATCACTATCAACCGTATTCTCGTATTTGAGGATAACCGCATCAAAATTGTGTTCAACTTTGAAGATGCTTTCACGCAGGCACAGGAACTTCTGAGAGGACTGGAAAAGAAGGAGGGTGTGTAAATGGCACGAAAGAAAAGATTAAACACAGCTGCCGTGCTTGGCGCAGAAAGCGTTATCGCACCGGCAATACCGGATGAACCGGTTCAGGGATTCAGGACTGCTGCGTATGTTCGACTGTCTATGGAGGACAGCGGAAAAATAGATGGGTACAGTTTGCAAAACCAAAAGGATTTGCTGATGTCGTTCATCAACGACCACAACGATCTGCACCTTTATAAGATGTACGTTGATAACGGCTATACTGGAACACAGTTTGAACGTCCTGCGTTTGATGAAATGATGCAGGATATGAAGTCTGGACTGATTAACTGTATCGTAGTAAAAGACCTTTCCCGTCTGGGTCGTAACTATTTGGAAGCAGGAAATTATCTGGAGCAGATTTTTCCGTTTTTCAAAGTCAGGTTCATCTCAATCACAGACGGATACGACAGTATCTCCCCGGACTTCACAGACGAAGCTCTGATTATTCCTCTGAAGAATATTATCAACGAGGGATATGCAAAAGATATTTCCGTAAAGGTTTCTTCTGCAATCGCAACGCGAAAAAGACAGGGAAAATTTATGGGCAAGGTTCCTCTGTATGGATACCTGAAAGATCCGGATGACAAGAACCATCTGGTCATTGATCCAGACGCATCCCTCATTGTTCAGCGAGTATTCCAGATGAAGTTAGAAGGTGTTTCCCTTGGTTTGATCGCCAAGCAGATGAATGAGGAAGGTGTTCCTTGTCCGTCCAAGTATTTTGTTTTGAAAGGACTTTCAAAGGAGACCAAGTACCTTAACTCTTTCTGGGATAGAAATACAGCAAAAAGGATGCTGACCAACAGGATGTATCTTGGATGTATCGTATATGGGAAATCTGTTCGTTCTTTTGCCAAGGGCATTAAGGAACATACCGTACCGGAGGAAAACTGGAAAATCGTTGAAGGAACTCACGAACCTCTTGTTACGGAGGAAGCCTTTGAGAGAGTTCAGGAGCTATTGGAAGAAAGCTCTCGTGAAGCAAAGGATCATGCCAGTTATGCCGAAGGTAATGTGCCTAACCTGTTTCGTGGGTTGATTCGTTGTGCCGACTGTGGTGGTGCCATGCGAATGGGAAAATTCCGAAAGCCCAAGAAAAGCGGCGCAGAGGAATATCATTATTACGGAGTGTATGAATGTAGCAGGCATAAACTCATTTATGACTACTCCTGTCCTCAAAAAAGTATTAGAAAGGACATCCTGGATAATGCGGTTGAAGAAGCGATACGCTATCATATCCGAATGTTCCTGGATTTAGAGAGAATCATTGCTGATCTAAACAAGAAAACATCGATCAGAGAAGCTGCTGTTGGGATGCAGGGTTTAATAAGGAAGAAACAACGCCGAATTGCCAAAGTTGAGCAAATGTCCTGCGGCATCTATGAGGATTATCAGGAAGGTATTTTGAATGAAACAGAATACCTGACCTTGAGAAAGACTTACGCAGACGAAGTTCTCTCGCTCACAAAAGAAATCGAGGGACTGTTGCAGGAGCAGACTCAGTACGATGAAAACTATCGTGCTGCCGGTTCTCTTTCAGAGCTTGCACACCAGTACAGCGATTTTACAGAATTGACCCGTGAGATTATTGAAACCTTTATTGCAGAAATCAGAGTACATACAGGCGGTAGGCTGAAGATCGCATTCCGTTTCGAGGATGAGTTCGAGAAGTTGCAGCAAATCGCAGAAATGCGAAAGGGGGCATAAACAATGAATGATAAGCCTTATGTTGTAGCGCTTTATACTCGAATGTCCAAGGAAGATGATGATGTGGGTCTCTTTGGAAACAAAGAAGAAAGCAACAGCATTACCAATCAGCGTATGCTCCTGTATGATTATCTCAATACGCATCCAGAGTTTCAGGGCTATGAGGTCATGGAGTTTTGCGATGATGGTTTCAGCGGAAAGCGTATGGATCGTCCGCAGTTCAATGAAATGATGGATTGTGTGAGAACAGGCAAAATCAACTGTATCATTGTCAAAGACTTCTCCCGTTTTTGCAGAGACTATATTGAAATCGGGAACTACCTTGAACAGCTTTTTCCGTTCATAGGCGTCCGTTTCATAGCGGTTACTGACAATTATGACAGCAAAGATGGTGGAAAGGAAACTGCCGGTCTGGAAGTTGCGTTCAAGAATTTCATTGCTGACTTCTACAGCCGTGATACTTCCAAGAAGCTCCGCAGTGTTCGCAGTGAGATGGCCAGAGAAGGCAAGTTTGCCAGTGCAAACGCTCCTTATGGTTATCTAAAATCGCCTGAGGATAAGCACAAATTGATTGTTGATGAAGAAGTGGCGCCAATTATCCGAAAGATTTTTCAGTTGAAGCTGGCTGGTCTATCGGCAAGGAAAATTACTCAAACGCTCAATCAAGCGGGCATCCCCTCTCCGGCACAGTATGCGCTTCAGAAGAAGCGAGGCATGGATTGGAGGAGAAAGAACAGCACCTCTGGTTGGGATTCCACAAAAGTAATTGCTATCCTGAAAGATGAAAGATATGCCGGTAATATGGTTTCTCTGAAACGAACCCTGAAAGGTATC